AAAACTGCAAGCGCACACGGGTGAGAATTTCTTTGTTGGGCTGTCTAACGGCGCATCAACTCTCTATTATGATAACTCAGCCAAACTCGCTACCACCACCACAGGGATCGAAGTAACAGGAACAGTAACCGCAACCGCATTCTCAGGGGATGGTTCTTCCCTTACGGGTATCTCTACTGATTTGGTAAATGACACCACACCTCAACTTGGTGGAGACTTGGCATCCAACGGAAATGACATTTTGTTTGCAGACAACGACAAAGCCATCTTCGGTGCTGGGTCTGACCTGCAGATTTACCATGATGGTAGCCATAGCTATCTATATGAAACGGGAACAGGTGAGTTCCGCATAAAAACCAACGGAAACATTATTCAATTTTTAGATAATTCTAATAATTATTTAATTAAGGCTACGGTTGGTGCTGAGGTCGGTCTTTATTTTAACACCGCCCAGAAGCTGGCGACGACGAACACAGGGGTAGACATCTCTGGGACTTTGACCAGCGATGGGCTGACTGTGGATGGGGTGGCAACTCTTAACAGAACAAATCCCATTTTAATCTTTAATGAAACAGACACCACAGACTTAAACGCTGGTCTGAATTTAAATGGAAGTTCATTTGCCGTTGCAAAGTATGCGGATGCTGGCAACAAGGTTAATGATATCTTAAATATAGACATTTCCACTGGCTCTATCAGCTTCTACGAGGACACTGGCACCACGGCTCAGATGGTGTGGGACGCTTCTGCGGATGCGTTAACCTTTGGTGACAATGTGAAAGCTACCTTTGGCGCTGGGTCTGACCTACAGATTTATCACACCGGCTTGTATTCTTTTATTTCAGATCAAGGAACTGGCGGTTTATATATAGATACAAACGGCAGTGAGATAGCATTACGCAGCAATACTGGCTCTGAAAACATGTTGTTATGTCAGCAAGATGGTGCGGTAACGGCTTATCACAACGGCATAGCAAAACTCGCCACCACCGCCACAGGCATTGACGTAACAGGCAACATAACAGTATCAGGAACCGTTGATGGGCGTGATGTAGCAACGGATGGCACTAAACTTGATACTATTGCAACAAACGCAGATGTCACGCCTTCTTGGGTTCCAGCAAGTGATCCCAGCTATTTAACTGCACACCCCACCATTGCGGCGGCTTCAAGCGTTGACAATACTGGCGCGGCTGTAATCCAAGACGTAACGCTAGATACCAATGGTCACGTCACTGGGCTTGTCTCTAAGACACTTAGCTATACAGATGTAGGCGCTGCGGCTTCTAGCCACACGCACACATCAAGTCAAATCACTGACTTCCAAGAGGCTGTTGAAGACAGAATTGGTGCGGCTATTACCGCAGGTTCAAACATTACAGTCAGCTATAATGACACCACGGGGGCGACAACAATTGCCGCAACCGATACGAACACCACATATTCGGCTGGTTCTGGTATAGACCTTACTGGGACAACATTCAGCCACTCTGACACGTCCTCTCAGGCCTCTGTAAGCAATTCTGGACGTACATACATCCAAAGCATAACATTGGACACGTATGGGCATATTACTTCTATCTCAAGCGGGACAGAGACTGTTGTAAACACTGATACAAACACCACAAGCCTAGCGATTGAAAATGGAAGTGGCGCATCGCAATTTACTGTAACGGATACGGTAGGATTGGAATTTGCTGCGAGTGGCGCGACATCAGTTGCTTTCGATAGCACCAATAAACGGGTTACATTTTCAAGCACAGATACCAATACAACTTATGCCGCTGGCAGTGGGCTTACCCTTTCAAGCACTACCTTCAGCGTAAACGCGGATCAGAGGTCCGTAATCACACAAATCGGTCAAGATACAAACGATTACATTTCTGTTGGTACAACCAATATTGATTTTGTGCTTGATGGGAATGTTGATGCGCGTATTGAAAACGATGGTGACTTCCATGCAGATGGAAACGTCATAGCGTATTCAACCACTATCTCTGATCCACGCCTCAAAGAAAACATAAAGCCTGTAACAAATGGGCTTGAGAAGGTCATGCAGCTTAATGGCTACACCTTCGATTACAAGGCTGATGGGGTATCAAGCGCGGGTGTTATGTCCCCAGAGGTCGCAAAGGTTCTGCCTTCTGCTATTAAGAAGTCAAAGCTGAAACTGAAAATGGGCGATGATAACGAAACTGAATATGATATTGTTCAGTATGATCAGCTTACAGCTTTGCTCATCGAAGCTATCAAAGACTTAAAAGCAGAAATTGAGGAACTAAAAAATGGCTCTCACAAGTAGCGGTCAAATTGATCTCAACGCAATGCATGTCGAAGCGGGGGGCACTACTGGTACCGAATGCACTTTGAACGATGCAGATATTCGCGGTTTAATCAGCAAGGCCGCGGGGGCGCAGAACGCATTTAACGAATATTATGGCGCATCCTCTGGTATTGGTGCTCCCACAACTAAATCAGAAGGTTCAAGTAGTTATACTGTTAGTGGAGCAAATTTCCAAGGCGGTGACATTGTTTATGATCATGTCAATAGCATCTGGTACAATAACTATTTTGACACTAACGACACCAGAAGTAAAATGAGCTATTCAACAAATGGCGGAAGTTCATGGACTACTAGTACAGCTAGTGGTTACAGTACAACTGTTAATAATGGCGGTACAATGATAAGCGCAGGGGGTGGTGGTAGAACAGCGGCTTGGCCTTATGGCAATAAGGGATTGCTTTCTGGGTATTGGAAAATCTTTAAGAGTGCGTCGTCACAAAGCTATTATTGGCAACAGAATGGCACCAATTACAATGTAAACCCAAGCACAGATAGCACTAATCAAACAGAAAATGCCTCATATAATGTAGATTTAACAACTGCAAAAGGATATTGGAAAACTCAAACAACTCTTCATATTTGGTCAGGAAATTCAGGCACAGCCGCAGCCGCTTATCAACCTGATGCCAGTGCTTACAGTGGTGGATGTAGGGCTTACGCAAAAGGCAATACCATAATTTTCCCTTATGCCTATTCAGCATCACCTTATGAGTACGGCTATTATTACAGTACAAATGGCGGGAGTAGTTGGACTAAAAAAATAATCAGTTCTTCAAACTCAAATATTTGCAATCCAGAGTTTGATTTTGTAAACTGGAATGATACTGATGAATTTTATTTCGCTGTCTCAGTAAATGACGCAGAAACCGCTAAAAGCTTATATAAGGTAGATATTTCCAACATCGGTAGCTATACGACAGTAACTTCAAATATAGAAAGCGGCACTGGGATTGGGTATACTACAGGTGGCGCAATGGCTGATAACAATGTTATGGCATTTGTAGGTGGAAGTAGCACTAACACTTCTTATGGTGGATCAACAAATGAATATGCCAAAGCCGCATTTAGAGAAGGTGGTTGGGGATCAAGTGGTTGGACAACATTCACATCAACAAATTATCATAATTTAACGGGACAACCTAGATATTCTATTGAAGGCGACAATAATGGGGCTTGGTATGCTTCATGTCATGATTTCTGGATGAAATTCACATAATGAAAGAATATCATTTTTTTAGAGAAGATGAGCCAGATTTCGAAAAAGTTTTGTATGTACTAGCGGACAGTTATAAAGCCATGAAAGAGGCTGTCCCATTTAATTCTGCTATGAGGCCATCCCAATTGATTGCGTATTGGGAAAAGATATTTGAGGATTACAACAACATAAGCGATATAGCCAAAGGCACAAAGTACACAGGTGTTTATCGCGATGGTAAATTATTGATGTATGGCGTAGCCTCTGTTGTTAATGATCGGTGGCACAAAACGGCGGGTTTCTATAGAGAATATAACAATAACAAAAATTGGGTATTCTCACGGCAGTTTTGGTTAGAATATATTGATTACGCAAAATCGCATCGCTGCAATAGAATATCTGCGGATATTATTGTAAAAGGGCTTAACGGCGAAAGATTAGGCCATTGGGAAACTATGCTTCTAGTAGGAAAGCGCATGAGGCTCCCATATACGGCTGAAATTGGTGATGATAACAGAGGCTTATGGACGCTATATTTCAATGAGAACGTACACAAAGAATTCAATCCACACCTTTACGACTAGCGGCACAACAGGTCATCCGAAACAGGTTCAACACAGCCAAGAGTTTTTGGATGAAGTTTCCCAAGCAAACATTGATCTGTATGGTCATACCAAAAAATCTAAACTGTTGAACTATATGGCTCCTATGAGCATAGGGACTGCGGTCATGATGGATAATGTTCAACGCATGATTGGGTGCGAGGTTCTGCATGAGAAGTTTAATCCATTTACATTCATAGATTATATCCATGAGGTAAGACCAACATTTATGGTAATGCCACCGAATATGTGGCGCGTCTTATCTAAGATGAGTTCATGGCAGGAATTGGATATGTCCTCATTTGATTGTGTCTCTGTTGGCGGTGATTTCACAGCCAATGGTATGTTACATGATATAGCAAGGCGTGGAGCTAAGAAGGTTCTCAACGTCTATGGATCAACAGAGGTTCCCCCGCCTGTTTTGTATAGCTATGGAGAAAATCATTATTCTCGCTATAAAACCCCTGATGGTGTCAGCATGAAGTTCTCAGACAGGCGAACTCTAATGTGCAAGTGGGATAGTCAAGGTGAATGGTGGGACAGTGAGGATTTGGTAGAGGGCAAAAACGTCTGGGATTTTTACCTAAAGGGCAGAGAGCGCAACATGTTCAAACAAGACAATGTTCGTGTTTACCCAGAGGAAGTTGAAAAAACAGCCGTCCATTATGGTGCATCCATCGCCTTATGTAGACAGGTGAACTTCAATGCGGTTGTTTTTTACACGGGCGATATGAATGAATTTTCATTGCATCAGGAATTGAAACACATTCCAAGGCTGCGAATGAAAAGGGTAAGTCATATTGAGGTGGATGAAAATTTGCGTAAGATTGTAAGAAATCAATCTATCCCTACTTAAATAGACAAACGGCATAGAACTGTGATAAGTTGCCTATAGTATAGCGCACCAAAAAAGGGTTCTCAATGTCATCATTTTTTCCATTCGGCGCATCCCCGTTTGCAGATGATATTGATGTCATCGAAGTTTTTGGTGGACAGGGGATTACTTCAGGTTCGCCAGTTGTAGATGAGATTGATTTTACGCAAGGCCACCAATTTTCTGCGAATGATCTATCCTCTCAAGCGCCTACAATAGACACATCCACAATTGCACAGGATCAGGTCTTAGCTGCGAATGGTGTTACAACTGGAGCGGCTTCTATAGATGCGGCTGATTTTACGGAAAATAATGTATTCAGTACATCTGATTTGAATACTGGATCACCATCCTTAGATACTACACAAATTGACCAAAACCATGACCTTGATGCGAATGGGATTACAACTGCACAACCACAGCTTGATCAGCCAACGGGCATTCAAACTCATATACTTACAACCTCTAACCTGATTGGTGGCACCCCTAGTGTTGGCAACCTTACAATGTCTGAGGGCGAAACCTTTAATACTGGTGAGGTTTCAACGGGCAATCCTGTTTTGGGGAGTGCATCAATCTCTCAAGAGCATGGTCTGTCTGGAAATGGAATAACCACAGGCGCACCATCTCTTGGAAATCCATCTGTTTTGGAAACAACGCCTCTCTTCGCAGATGGAATTACTACTTCAGCGCCCAATGTCCCAAGCGCGACTTTTGATCAAGACCATGTTGTCTCAACAGCCAATTTAAACACAGGGAACCCGTCTGTCTCATCAACTGCATTTGCTCAAGTTCATGTGTTGCTTGGTAATACAATATCATTGAATTTGCCTATAGTCGCAAATGCTACGATGTCTGAAGAGGAGACATTCACAACAGCTAATTTGGACACGGGTGCGCCTGATCTCTCTACAGCGACTATAAACCAAGAACATGATTTAGATGCCGATAATGTAGATGCTCAGTCTCCCGATATTGATACTGGAACAATTAATCAAGATCATCAGCTTGGCGGCACTACAATTTCAACGGGATCACCTTCCGTCGAAAGTGTCCCAATGTCTGAAGAAGAGACATTCAACACCGCCAATGTTAGCACTGGTGCGCCTTCACTTGGAACGGCTTCAATTTCTCAAGACCATAAAGTCAATGGGGACAACCTTGATGCTCAAGCCCATGATCTTGGTACAGCAACTATTGAACAAGACCATCAGCTTGCAGGGGATGATCTTGATAGCGGTTCTCCATCCGTGGACAATGCCACAATGTCAGAGGATGAAACCTTTGCTGGGGATGGTTTCGTTACTGGCGCTGTTGATATTGGCTCTGCGGACATTACGGAGAACAACGTATTCTCTACGGCTGGATTTGTTTCTGGAATTCCAGACTTGGGGTCGCCTTCAATATCCCAACAACAAATCTTTACGGCAAACGGTATCACCACAGGAACACCGTCTATCCCATCGCTGTTGTATGATGCTGGTATATCGCGCTTTATCAGCGCCTCTGCAAACTCAAGGAATGCTGTAGTCCTTCAAAACACAAATCCAAGAAACTCCGCTGTATTGTCAAACACAGGACGTAATCGTGCAGCATAACTGGAAATCTTTACGAATTTGTGTATGATGGGTTCAAATCAAAGGTGAGAAGCCATGCCCTTTAAACTCAAAAAGAACGATACAAGCCCAATTCTGCAAACCACTATTACTGATGCTGCTAATAATGCGGTTGATCTTACTGGATCATCAGTTCGGTTCCATATGAAGCGTTATGGGGCTTCTACTGCAAAGGTAGATGCGGCTGCTACGATATATGATGAAGAAAACGGGATTGTTCGTTATGCGTGGCAATCTTCAGACACAGACACGGGTGGTTCTTTCATAGGCGAGTTCGAAGTCACCTACAGTGATGGAACAATAGAAACTTTTCCAAATTCTGGGTACATCCAAATTGATGTCTTAGATGATATTACATAGGTGCTTCAATGTCAGGACTGCAAATAGTAACAGAACCAGCCAGAGAGCCAGTTACGGCGATTGAGGCACGGGAACATCTCCGATTAGATGATGACGTCGATAATATCCAAGTGATGGCCTATATCATGGCGGCGCGTGAATGGGCAGAGAATTACACGGGCAGAGTGTTCATAACGCGAACACTGCGGCAGTTCTTGGATAGTACCCCCGCAGTTACGAATAACGGTTTCAACGGGTATAGAACAGGCCATCAAAATTCTTTGACGGGTGGTCAATATGCCATTGAGATTTCCGCATCCCCAGTGATCAGCGTTACCTCAGTCAAATATTACAATGACGCAGGGACAGAAAGCACATGGGCGACAAGTAATTACTATGTCGATACAGTCAGAGACATCCCCCGCATTGTTCTGTTGGATGGTGGTTCATGGCCTACTGATTTGCGCGGTGCCAATGGATTGGAAATCAATTTTACGGCTGGTTATGGTTCTTCCCCAGATAGCGTTCCAGAGCCTATTAGGGTAGCGATTTTGCAATATTGCACCTTCTTGTATGAACATAGGGGGGACTTTGAGCGTTACCCAGCGCCTACGCCACCCGCGATATTGAGGACATTGCTTCAGCCATACAAGATCATGAGATTTGGCGCTACGCCTTATGAGAACGTGTTGAGGTCGGGGATTGGCTGATGTCTATAGGTCGTATGAGGGAAAGGCTTGAACTGCAATCGTACACGCGAACATCTGATGATGGGGGTGGTGCAGCATTATCATGGTCTAAGGTTGCAACTATCTTTGCTGAGATTGAGCCTCAAAGCGCCAGAGAAAGCGAGTTTGGGCGAGACAACCAATTGAGAGAGGTTGCCAAGCATAAGATCACGGTTCGTTATCGCAAGGATTTGACGCATAAAAACAGGCTTTCTCAGACCTTTGTAAGATTTGATGGTCAGCAAGAAACGCGAATTTTCAATATCAAGGGCGTGATTAACGTAGATAATCGGTTCAAGTTCTTAGAGTTGGATTGCGAAGAGGGCGTCCCAACATGAGCATTCGCACGAAGGTAATTCGCAAAGGCAAAGCCTCACAAGTCAGCAAAGCTTATGAGCGCAAGGTTCAGCAAATTATCGCTGCAAGTGCGCAGATGGTTAGGAACACGGCTGTTACATCTATTCAGGAGCATGGAAGTTCTGGGATTACTTATGAAAAATACAATCCAAGACGGACCCATACGGCATCTTCAGATGGAAACCCGCCTAATACTGACACGGGATATTTAGCCAATAATATCTTTGAAGTTATTGATGGCGACAAAATGGGTGCCAGTGTCGAAAGCAGGGCAGAGTATTCAGAGTTTCTTGAATTTGGCACAAGCAAAATGGATGCGCGTCCTTTCATGCAACCCGCTCTTGAAGAAAATAGGCCAAAGATAAGAAGAATGTTCAAGCGTCTTAAAGGGAGCGGTCTATAATGTCTTTACATTCGTGGGAATTACAGAAGGCAATCTATTCAGCCCTTAACGGCAATGTCACTGGGATTGGCGGTACTGGGAATGTTTCTGTTTATGATGATGTCCCAGAGCAAACGTCTTACCCTTATGTCTTGATGGGCGAAGAAACTACATCGAATAATGGCACAAAAACCCTTGATGGCCTTGAGCATACATTAACTATTCATGCGTGGTCCCAATACAGAGGAAGGCGCGAGATTAAAGAGATCATGCAAAGTATCTATTCTTTGCTCCACGATAGTGCTATAACAGTAACAGGAGCATCGCTAGTGCTTATCAGACAAGAGTTTTCAACAACACTAGCGGAGAATGATGGAATAACGCGGCACGGGGTCATGAGATTTCGGGTCGTTATGTTTGACACATAGGAGATAAAATATGGCGGCTCAAAAAGGTTCAGCGATGTTGCTTAAAATCGGCGCGGATAATACTGCGTCTGCGGCAAGCGATACATACACAACTATTGGTGGCTTGAGAACAACATCAATTACTCAGAATGAGGAAGCGGTTGACGTAACAACCATTGATGATGCAGGTATCCGTAAGCTTTTAGCAAATGGCGGCATTCAGTCTGTTACGATTTCGGGAAGCGGCGTCTTTACGGATGCGGCATCAGAAACAACTCTTGAAAGCGCGTTTGCGGCATCAGACTTTCATAACTTCCAAATCTTGGTTCCTGATTTCGGAACATACACTGGGGAGTTCATGGTTGCGTCATTGGCGTTCAATGGTGAGTATAACGGAACAGTCCAATACGATGTGACCCTTGAAAGCAGTGGCACAGTTACCTTCGCTACCGTGTAGGCTAATTGATGGCTTGGAACTCTGTTAAAGTAAGTATCAATGACACTGAGGTATCAGGCTTCCAAAGAGGCTTGCTATTTTCAGTGCCATTTGATGCGGAGATTTCCGTAGGCACAATTTTGAATGTTGACAAGAATGATTATAAGGTGGTCAGTATTGTCAATGTAGGCAATCGAAATGAGGTCTGCGAAATTCAAACAGAGGAGTTAGAAATTGACAAACCCAAAACGCGGAGAGCTAAAGTTAAGTCTGGGAAATCAGACATATAACTGCAAAATATCAATGGACACAATAATGCGTATTGAGCAAAATTGTGGGCGTGGTATTTTGAAGATCGCAAGCGGATTGCAAGACGCAGATTTTTCAGCGACAGATATGGTTTCCATTTTGACGCCAGTAATCAGAACAAGCGGCACTGATGTCAAAGATCGTGACGTCCAAAAGCTTATCTGGGAAGCTGGGTTTACAGAGGGCATCAGGTTGGTTGCGGAGATTATTGTTCACATCTTGGGGGATGAGGAGGGAAACGCGATAGCGGCGGTCGCATAGCAGTTGAAGAACTGCCTTGGGATGAATGGATCAAAGTTGCCTTGGGCAAAATGAGAATGAGTTCAAGTGAATTTTGGTCGATGTCATTGCAGGAGTTTTACCTAGCTATTGAAGGATTTAGTGAGTTTCATTCTAGTGGTAAACCGCCACCGCTGAAAAAGGATGAACTTGAGAACTTGATGGAGTTATATCCCGACTAATGGCTACGACAGTTGATACCCTCTTAGTCCGCATTGAAGCGGATATGGCTGATCTCAAGCGTGATCTTGCCAAGGTTTCTCAAACTACTGAGCGACATACAGACCGCATGGCTGATGCTTTCCGAAAGGTAGGGCGAGCCATTGCGGTTATCGGCGGCACTGCAATCTTTGGTTCGTTTATTAAAAGCGCCATTGATACTGGGTCACAGGTTGAGGCTTTAAAAGTTCAACTTGACGCTTTGCTTGGTAGCGCGGAACAGGGCGGCAAAGCATTTGATATTATGGCTAAGTTTGCGGGTCGTGTTCCGTTTTCATTAGCCGAAATTCAAGCTGGTTCGGGTTCCTTGGCTGCGGCTTCTAATGATGCAGATGAATTAGGTGAGCTTCTACAGGTCACGGGTAACATTGCTGCACAGTTTGGCATTCCATTCAATGAGGCGGCGGCTAACGTGCAGAGGGCAATGTCTGCGGGTATTGGCGCTGCAGACTTATTCCGTGATAAGGGCGTTAGTGCATTTGCGGGATTTGAGGCTGGTGTTAGCTATAGTTCATCTGAAACCGTTAAAAAGTTACTTGAGAATTTTGGAACTGGCGGCAAAGCAGATGGTGCTATGGATGCGTTTGCTCAGACAACGGCTGGTACAGTCTCCATGTTTGGCGATGCAATGCACAGGTTCAGGACTTCAATTGCTGAAAGTGGCCTGAACGAAGGGTTTAGAGATTTTATAAATTCCCTTACAGCCGCGACTAATTCCAGCATGAACCTTGCGGAAGTAATAGGAAATGTTCTTGGTAAGTCGTTTCAATTCCTGTCAAGGGCCGTTGATGCGGTTATGATAGTGTTATCTCCGCTTGTAGATGTATTTCGATCTTTGCTTAGTACAATGTCTGTTGTCGCTAGTGTATTTTATGAAGCATTCGGAGATCAGATACAAACGCTAATTCTAGCCTTTAATACCATCTTTTCATTAGTGGTTACTAATTTCAAAAATATTATTGTCGCTGTAGGGGTATATAAATCTCTTAAATTTGCGGCAAGCCTTACATCATCGGCGTGGTCGGCTTTGCAGCTTGCACGAAGCTTAAATGCGGTTGCTGTGGCTCAAAGAATTGTAAATACAGTTGTTAAAAGGGGATTGGGTTTTTGG